CGTGGTTCTAACATTTACGGTAAGGCACAACTTCTCAGCACCCCAATGGGTAAGATTGCACAATCACTTATTGGTGAGGGTGTGAAACTTGGAGTTTCATCCCGTGGTGTTGGTTCTCTGAAGCAGAACAACGAAGGTGTCAACATTGTTGGTGAAGATTTCATGTTGGCAACCGCCGCAGATATCGTCGCTGATCCTTCTGCACCTGACGCTTTTGTTGACGGAATTATGGAAGGAAAAGAATGGGTATGGGAGGGTGGAATCCTTCGCGAAAGGTTCTGCAGCGATACCAGAAAGAGAATAAATACTCTTGTTGACCAAAACAGACTTGAAGAACATAAACTCCAGTTATGGGGTGATTTTCTATCAAATCTTTAATTTATAAATAAATATAGTTTAATTAACTACAAATAGGTAATTCGGAGAGTTCTAAAATGTCCAGTGGTTCTAATTTACACGAAATGGAAGACGTTAAGGAAAACGCTGTAACTGCCGGTGCAAAACCAGCAGAACCAATGGTAAAACCATCTGGCGCAAGCGTAGAAGACCTTGGCGGTCCTACCCCAGAAAACTACAAGCCCGACGATGATTCAGCAAAGCTGAAGACTCCCGGTGCTACCCTCAAGCAAGTTAAGGATGTTGTAAACAAAGGCGCAGCGCCTGCGGATGCAATGCCTGGCGGCATGAAGGAAGAGGAAGAATCTGAGATCGATGATGATCAAGAGATTGTTTCTGAAGAAGAGATTTCTGAAGAGGAAGTCACAGAGGAAGAAGTTGTCGAAGAGGAAGTTGTAGAATTAGACATCGATGCTGATGTCGAAGCACTTCTCCAAGGCGAAGAACTCTCCGAAGAATTCCAGGAAAAAGCAAAGACTATCTTTGAAGCAGCAATCAATGCTAAAGTTGCTGCAATCCAAGAGGACCTGGAAGCAAGCTATGCTACTGTTATTGAAGAACAAGTAGCAGAATTTAAGTCTGAAATGACCGAGCGTGTTGATTCATACCTTGAGTATGTTTCATCCGAGTGGTTGGAAGAAAACCAACTGTCTGTAGAAGAAGGACTCAAGTCAGAAATGTCTGAGTCGTTCCTCTCCGGTATGAAGACACTTTTTGAAGAACATTATGTAACAATCCCTGAAGAAAAATATGATGTACTTGAGAGCATGGTAAATAAACTTGATGAAATGGAAGGAAAACTCAATGAGCAGATCGACAGAAATGTTGCTCTGAATAGAAGATTAGCGGAATCCACATCTGATGGAATCTTGAGTGATGTTTCTGAAGGACTTGCAGTCACTCAGAAAGAGAAACTCGCTACTCTTGCCGAAAGTGTTGAGTTTGATAGTGAAACAGACTACCGTGAGAAACTGGTAACCCTGAGAGAGGCATATTTCCCCTCCAGAACCAGTGCTCAAAGAGATTCTTCTGAGTACATTGCAGAAGAAGCATCCATGAACCAGGAATATTCTGGATCTATGGAAGGATATCTTACTGCTCTGCAGAGAGTTTCTAAAAAGTAAGTTTTACATTATAAGATAAACCCAAACACTTTTTTAAAAGAGGTAAAATCAAATGCAAATGTTCAACGGTGAACAACTGCAGGAGAAGTGGGCACCATTACTTGACTACGACGGCGCTGAGAAAATCACCGACTCCCATCGTAGAATGGTTACCGCAGTTCTCCTGGAGAACCAAGAAAAATTCCTGAACGAGGAAAGGAACTTCCTCTCCGAAGCCCCCACCAACGCTGCTAACGCTGCTGGTGCATCTGGTGGTTTCGGTGGCGGCGCTACTGCTGCTGGTCCTGTTGCAGGTTTCGACCCTGTTCTGATCAGCTTGATCCGTCGTTCTATGCCTAACCTGGTCGCTTATGACCTCGCTGGCGTACAACCAATGAATGGTCCTACTGGACTTATCTTCGCAATGCGTTCCCGCTACACCAACCAGTCTGGTACGGAAGCTCTGTTCGATGAAGCAGATACCGCATTCTCTGGTCAGAATGATGGCGGCGACCTGTCACAGGGCGACTACACTGGCGCTGTTGACAGTGGTGCAGCTGCTGGTTTCGGTACTGCAACGCAGAAGACTAACGAAGCTGGTACTAACCCCGCACTGCTTTCCTCCTCCGATGCTAACCAACTCGCCTACAACGTAGGTCAGGGTATGCAGACTGGTGACGCTGAGGATCTGGGCGATGGTTCAGGCGACCAGTTCAACCAGATGGCATTCTCAATCGAGAAAGTCACCGTAACCGCTAAGTCCAGAGCTCTGAAAGCAGAGTACTCCCTGGAACTGGCACAAGACCTCAAGGCGATTCATGGTCTGAACGCTGAAGCAGAACTCGCTAACATCCTTAGCACCGAGATTCTTGCTGAAATCAACCGTGAAGTCATCCGTACCATCTACAAGGCAGCAGAAGCTGGTGCTCAAACCAACACTGCAACCGCTGGTACTTTCGACCTTGATGTAGACAGCAACGGTCGTTGGTCTGTTGAGAAGTTCAAGGGTCTGCTTTTCCAAATCGAGCGCGAAGCGAACGCTATCGCACAAAGGACTCGTAGAGGAAAGGGCAACATGATTCTGTGTTCTGCAGATGTTGCTTCCGCTCTGACCATGGCTGGTGTACTTGATTACACCCCTGCCCTGAACGCCAACCTCAATGTTGACGACACCGGTAACACCTTCGCTGGTGTTCTGCAAGGTAAGTATCGTGTATATATCGATCCTTATTCTGCTAACCTGCGTGCTTCCCAGTACTTCGTTGCTGGTTATAAGGGTTCTTCACCTTATGACGCTGGTCTCTTCTATTGCCCCTATGTCCCCCTCCAGATGGTTCGTGCCGTTGGTCAGGACACCTTCCAGCCCAAGATTGGCTTCAAGACCCGCTACGGCATGGTCGCGAACCCCTTCGCTGAAGGCACCACCCAAGGTCTGGGTCGCATCACCAAGAGCAGCAACCGCTACTATCGTCGCGTCCGTGTTGACAACCTCATGTGATATTTGCCTTCGGGCATCACATTCTTCAGGGAGTCTTCGGACTCCCTTTTTTTATACAAATTCAATGAATAACAAAAGACCGCTACATCCATACTACTTCAGCAAAGGTCATCTTAAGAAGAAAGATATGCCACCCCCATGGGATGACCCATTAATGTAATCTAAATACAAATAAAAACTCATGAAATCTTTCTATAGGTTTATTGAGGAGGCAGCAACTAAGAGATGCCCTCCCGGAGAATACTACTGCTTCAATGATAAGAAATGCAAGAAGATGCCTCGTGGATACCATGTAGGTCGTGGAGGTTATCTGGAAAGAGATAAGGACAACGATAACGATTCCGAGGATTCTAATGGATCAAAGAATGGTGGATCTAATGGTGGCAACGGTTCTAATGGTAATGGGTCTGGTGGAAATGGAAGCGGTGGAAATGGAGGTGGAGGAGAATGAAACCCTGGAATAATCAACTTGACAATAGGAACTATCTGTCTCCTGTTGGATTTAAATTTTCAATTACTAAAGTACCCAAAGCAGACTTCTTTTCTAACTCTGCATCTATTCCTGGTATCAACCTTGGATTTGCAGAGCAACCAACATACCTGAAGAATCTCCCCGTACCAGGTGATAAGTTGACATATGCAGACTTCTCACTTCGATTCTTTGTAGATGAGAATCTGACTAATTATCTTGAGGTACATAACTGGATGAGAGGACTTGGTTTCCCCGATAGTCTGGATGAGTTTACAGCACTTAAAGAGAATGACAAATACAATCCAACTGATGATGCACTAAATGCTCTGGGTGAATACTCAGATGCAAGTCTGTTTATCTACAACAGTCAATTCAATGAAGTTGCAAGAGTTGATTTTAAGAATACATTCCCTGTATCATTATCTACAATTAACTTTGATGCAACCGACTCTGATATCCAATACGTTACCGCAGAAGCAACCTTTAAATACAGCATATATAATATAACAGTTTTATGATGTAATGTATGAATCTTGATGAAATTCAATTGTCATGGGAAGAAGATTCAAAAATAGACGAAGACAATCTACACAGCGAATCAACTAAGATTCCATCTCTTCACGCAAAATACTATAGGATTTTAAACAATATTCTTCTAATGAAAAAGTTAGAAGAGAATAAGTTTAAGCAACTCAAAAAGACGAAATGGCAGTATTACACGGGTAAGGCAGACCCCGAGGTGTATATTGAAAAACCATTTGACCATAAAGTGTTGAGGCAAGATGTAGACAAATACATGGATTCTGATGAAGACCTCATCAAAATTCTGAACAAAATAGATTACTTCCAGGTAATGCTGAATTACTTGGACAGTATTCTAAAGACGATTAACAATCGAACTTTTCAAATAAAGAACTCGATTGAGTGGCAGAAATTTATCAGAGGTTATGACTGATCTTGTTATACGCAAAAAGAATGAGGTTTATATTACCGTAAAGGCAGAACCTTATATTATCCAGGAATTATCGGATCATTTTACATTTGATGTGCCTGGTGCAAAGTTCATGCCGCAATACCGTAGCAAGTATTGGGACGGTAAGATACGCTTATTCAGTTCTCACACCGGAGAGATCTATGTGGGACTGCTTGATAAGGTAATGGCATGGGCAAGAAACTATGACTATAAGGTAGAGTTTGAAGATAACAAATTCTATGGTCCTCCATTTGAAGTCAATAAAATGATTTCTAAAGAGGGAGTCCAGGAGTATATGACCCGTATTGCTAGATTTAAACCTAGGGATTATCAGGTTGATGCTGTATATGATGCACTCAAATTCAATCGTAAACTGTTAATATCACCAACTGCATCAGGTAAGTCATTGATGATTTATTCTGTGGTGAGATACTTTGCAGA